CGCCCCGATGTACCAGCTCGCAGCCGCAGCCGAAGAGTTCAGATACAAGTAAGCCGCCCCGCAATTCGAACCATTGTAGCAGCTGCCGCCGAAGAACGCGATTGTCGTCGCCGAATCATTGAACCACAAACCATCAGTGATGTATGTCGAACTGCTACCGCCGATTTCCACGGGCAATCTGCCGAATCGTCCGGACTTCGTCGTTTTCTGATATCCTCCCTCGCTGCCCGCGAATGTGATTCCCGTGTCGATGTAATCATCCCCCGTCAGATTGTACGGCGGCATCATCTTCGCAAGAATCCTGCCTTTCTTCATTACCAGTCCCAGCGTTCGGTCGTGCCGGTTGCCCCACCATTTCTCAATAAAGAAAACCTTGACCTCGTGCGCCGCGTCTTTGTATCCGAAGAACTGCCCCTTGTCTGTCAGTGTTCCGGTCGGTACATGTCCATAGTTCTGTGCAGCATCGTTAACGTATCCAGATGTCTGCCCCTGTCCGAATGCTGCCTGTGTATCCTCTGTTTTTGCCATGATTTTCAACATACAGTTCAGCAAGTTTCGTTTGCTCCATGTTGCAATGCTCCATCCTGCTCCGTTCGCTGCCGCCCTCGTCATTTCTGTCTGCGTGCTCGTGTTGTACATGAGCGTCTGTCCCGCCACAGAACGGAGACGAGTGCCGTCAAATGAACCGCCAAACATCGGATAATACAGCTTTTCAGCATGTGAACCATCCTCTCTCACATATGCATCATCATTGAACGATTCATCATACTGCGCATTTGAAATCACCATATATTCATAGTTTCCGATTTCATACTGCGATAGCCAGATTTTTCCCTTGTCGCCACTGCCGTCAAAAACACTCATCGCATTCCCGCCGTATGCAGTGTTAGCGACATCTGACCCCGTCACTCCGTCCGCTTTCTTTGTGTGGTCGTTCGGGTCGAGTTTATAGTCCTCAGTGCCGTCGTATTTCACCATCGCAGGGTAGTTGTTCTTTACAAAGAAAACATCCGCCCAGTCTCCGAAATCAAATACTCCGGTCGTGTAATTCATAGATGCAGGTGCCATTCCCACCGCATCAAAAAGGTAAGTGCAGCGTGTCGCCGGATTGCTGTCACCTTTGTTTATCTTAATGCCGTACCGCTTAATACCTTTTACTCTCTCATTCTCCCCAACCGCTGCCAAAATTGCATTGGTATTCGCAAGGGTTCTGTCGAGAGTTTCTTTATCTGCCACTTTAACAATTAAATCTCCGCTCGCCATCTTATGCCTCCCTGATTGTCAAAATCCCGTCCTCCACCGAAAGGACGCAGGGTTTATTTGTTACCGTATCCACCATTGTGTTGAGACCGTCCACGATTCCCTCGCAAGCCTTTGCTGCTGCGTCCGCTTCCGCTGCCGCGTTTTTTGCTGTTGCTGCTGCTCCGTTTGCGTTGTTCGCCGCCTCTGTCATGTTCTGTGCGAACTCACCAACCTCAAGCATATGCCCCTCGGTGATTCTCAAAATTTCCTCATATCTGGCATTGTTTACGATAATAGGCAAGTCAAGAAATTTATTTTTACCATCTCCCTGTCTGATTAAATAGTGACCGTCCGCTGTCAGTTCCACGCCGATTTCTCTTTCTTTTAAAATCAGCATGTCTTTGACCGCTTCCCAGTCCGCCGTCGTTCCGGTGCATGGTCTGATTGCTGCCATCTGCTTTCAATCCTCCTTCGCTCCGCGATTGTGAAATATAGCACATTATCACGGTTTTGTGTCTGTTTTTTCATTTCTTTCCACAATCGTGGAATTATACCGCAAGTTGTCTCGACATCGGTGTTCCGCCATCGAACTCCACTCCAGCATTCACGCTCCTGATCTGCGGTGTTGCCCCGTCGATGAATACCGGAGTCACGCTGCGCAGATATGGCGTTTCCCCGTCGCAATCGAGATACATGCTCGAATACAACGCCTCTGCGCGTTCGAAATAGTCCTGCACGCTCTCAAGAATTTTCTCAGCCGATGCAAGCAAAGAGTTCTGAATTGTCTCGTCGATTTCCTGCTTGTCCTGCTCCACCTGCTGTTTTGCCGCCTCAACTGCCTGCTGCATCTGTGACACTTCCTGCCGGATACCTACTGCCGCATTCAGCGTCGCCTCAAGCTGTTCTTGATTCTGCAAGGCATCCTCCGCTCGCTCTGTTGCATCTTTGCAGTTATTTGTCGCTGATACCGCATTCTCAGTCGCGTCCTGTGCGTTCTTCACCGCCTGCGAAGTGTCCCGCTGCCGCTTTGTTTCCTGTTCGACGCGGAGAGTTTCGTTTTCTTTCCTGACATTCTCAGCTTCCCGTCGTTCCTGCTCCTGTCTGGTGCGGACGGTTTCATTTTCCTGTCGGATGTCCTCTGCTGATGCGCGAGCTGTCTCTGCTTCCTCACGCTCCTGCTCCTGCTGGACGCGATCGGTTTCATTTTCCTGTCGGATAACCTCTGCTAATGCGCGGGCTGTCTCTGCTTCCTCGCGCTCCTGCTCCTGCCGGACGCGGACGGTTTCGTTCTCCTGCCGAATCGCCTCCGCTGATGCACGATCGGCTTCTGCTTCTACTCGCTGTTTTTCTGCTTCGGCTCTACCCTCTTCCGCTTCCTTATATCCTCTCAGCCTGTCCTCTAACTCTGTAAACTCATTCGAGGATAAAATCGCATTATCATTTCGCTGCGACTCCTCAATTTCCATCGTAAACGATGCCGATGTGATAACCTGAGTGTCATCTTCTGCTCTTATTTCGATGTCACAGTACGCCGTCCCTGATGCAGCCAGCGTTTGGCTTGTCAGTTCCACTGTCACATCTGCTCCGGAATATGTACATGCATTATATACATGCTTCCCATCCGGTTTTTTGATGTTGATGACTGCTCTCGCGCCCTCCGGAATTGAATAAGGCTCACCGCTATTCAGCAGTTTCGCGATAATATATCTCGTTCTCCTGTCGCCCTGTTTAGCAGACACCAAATATCTTTTTGTATCTCCCGACATCTCAAGATTGATATGTGTTGTCAACTGCTTTAAACTTTCCAAAGTCGCTCACCTCCTCTCTTCTGCATGAATCTCAAGCCCGTTCTTCCTGCTCCGCCTGCGGCTCGTCCTCAAGAGTTTTCTTTGCTGCTGCCTTTGCCGCTTCGAGTTCTTCATTTTTATCCCTCAGAATTTCATTCACTTCATTGATGAGATCTGTTTTCACGTTGCTTCTTACATCCGCCAGAACAGAGGAGAGGATTCCGTCCATCATTGCATTAGGCAGTCCGTATTTTCTACGAATTTCAATGACCGCATTGTTCATCTCTCCTTTTGCGCTTTCCATCCTAATTGAAAATGGTATCTGTCCAGTCACCGCGTCTCGCCTCCCTTTCCTTTAATCTTTGCATTGCTGTCGCCTCCGCTGCATCTAATTCCTCTCTTGTTATCGTCGGTTCTTTGAATGTCTTTTCAATCTCGTTTATTTCATCTCTCCATGACTGTCTCGCCGTTTTGATTGGTGCATATTCAACCTCTGTCAGTGCTCCATCTGCAAACTTCAATGCTTTGTAATCTGTCTCAGACAGTTTCTGTTTCAACTCTCGCATTCTTGTGTATTGCTTTTTTTGGGTTTCGTCATATTCAAGGCATATCGAAAATTCCCCATCTTTTACAACGATGCCATTTTCTCTCCAAAAACACTCAACGATTTCCCCGTTTTTTGTAATAATCATTCCTATACCCTTTCTGAAAATGTTGTCCCGCTGCCCGTCCACATTCCGAGTGTAAATGGTATATTTCGATAATACACTTTCAAGTATACTGGAAGCGTACAATATACCGTATCTTCTACCCACAGTTCCTTGCAACCGTCTCTGTCTTTGTCTACATCATAAACATAGCTTAGATTTCCAGTAGTTGCTACATTAACAGTTCCGCTTTCCGTTCCGTATGACTTGTTAATAACACCGAGTTTTGGTGCTCTAATCGCAAGCATATTCTTTGCATCTATCGTCATCTGGATCTCTGCTCCTTCCGATGCCATATCCAGCAGGTTATACAGTGTATCCCCCTCATATCCTTTCAGTGCACTCGACGTATCGAGAACCGCCCTTTTCCCGATTTCCGATGTCTGGATTGTAGAGCCTGTCACCGTTCCGATAAACTTTCCGTTCTTCGCTTCCATACTGCCATCATCCAAAATCTTGAAATTGCTATTCGCTGTCACAATACCATTCAGATTTATTTTGTTGGCATCAATATCAATCTTTTCCGCAGACTGGTTGATTTTCGAAATAATCTCGCTCCCGTCAACTTTCTTTGAAACTTCGAGCGAAATCGCATCCGTTTCCAGTTCAATCCGCGCGACCATCTCTGCCGTTGTCGAATAGTCGCCCATCGCATCTTTTGTCTGGTATGTCTGCGAAACACTGAGTTCAATTTCCCCTTTTGCTGCGGTGATGATGGCGTCCGTCTGAGTTTTATCATAATAGCTTTCCAGCGTATGCATGACACCCAGTTCGATCTCAGTTTTTGATGCCGTTATTTTTGTTTCGATTTCCTCGGTTGTCGAATAATTCTCAAGAATTTTCTTCGTTGCCCTATTGGAAATCGAGATAGCTTCCTCTTTTGCCTTGTCGGTTTCTTCCTGCTGAATCTGCGCGAATGTCTTGATCGCATTGGATAACTCAACCGTGTTTCTTTCCGGAGTCTCTGGATATTCTGTGATCTTAACAATGCGCTGTTTTTCTTTTGTTCGCTTTCTCCTTGAGACAAGCTTCACCGTGTCTCCGATACCGAATGAAAGAATCTCTTTATAAACTGGATTTGCTTTTGCCAAATCGAGAACCTCCGCCTCGAAAGCAACATAAGGTTTCGACATTTCCTCGATTTTCGCTGTCGCATCTTCAATCAGACTCGTGGTGTTCGTGTATCGCTCATCTTTCCAGACAAAAGCCTTTATTTTCTTGCTGTACTGGAAATTGTCGATGTAGTCTTTGCCGATCAGCCACTCCGGTGTGATGCCGTCTTTTCCGATCGGGTAAATTCTTGTATAAAACTCATAGGTGTCCGACTTTGGCGTCAGCCTCCGCAGGTTCAACCCCTCCATGAAATAGCAGCCTTTGTCGCTGCCAATCCGCTCATAAATATCGACTGCCTTGTGCAGCGAGTCAATCGCGCATTCACACCGATATGTGCTCAAGCACTTTTGCAGAACTCCCCATGCGGAAATACTCTCATCTTCGTTGATGGTTCGTTTTTTTGTTACTTCGCACGCCCGCACGCTCCAACCAGTTCCCTCAAATGCGAACTCTAAGCATGCGCGAATGGTCTGCTCTTTCGACGCGAAACCATACGGGAATTGAACACCCTCAAGTCCCTCCACGTTGAGCATCGCCGTGTATTTATTGTATTGCTCCCCTCTTTCGGTCGCTTTCAATACGAACTCATCCGTCTTTGTCCGTATGTAATATTCTTCTTTCAGCAGCATAACCATCGCCCCGTCTGCCGGATATTCGAAAGACAGTTCTTTGTCCCCGCTGCTCAATGTCGTCGTGATCGCCCTGTTTCGAAATCCAGCCAGGACGCCGACCCTTTTTCCTTTATCGTCATAAATCTGCATCCCGTCCGCCTCCTAAATCCACATAGGTTTGTATCTCATTTTTACGATTGCCGATGCGGACGAAAATGACAGAGATGTTTCTCCCGTTCTCAGAACTGGAAACTCCCACAAATCCACTCTATCGAATGCGCTTGCTCCATTGGATGTCACCATTCCCGTCATACCATCAATGACGATTGTTTCCCCTGCTGCCGCATCTTCGATGATGATGTCGCTCTCCCCGAATCCGCTGATAGCATAATTTTCTAAATTCTCTTTTGCATACACTTTTACTACGCAAGGCGTTTCTCTCGTACCTACCATGTAATGTTTTCCGGACAGTTTCCCGTCGAATACAATTTCGAGTTCATCGTCATAAAGAAAACCATCAAATTCAAGGTTTAAAATATACCTGTTCTTCACTTTCATTTTCTGGTAATCGTCCGCCGTGATGAATCCTTTATATCTTCCTTTGTACCCATCGAGTTCCAGATCGCATGATTTTGTAAAATTCGCCATGAACTCCGAAGCCGTCCGGATGATGCTGTTCCGATTCTTTCCTCTGAAATATACCGACAGTTTTAAGTGTCCCATCTGCACCGGAGTCTCAAACTCTGTCGGCATCAACGCCCCTTTCATCCATTCGTAATTGACAGAAAGAGAGGGAGGCTGCAAGTCTGCTTTCAACTGCTTCGCATCATATTTCCGGATGTCTATGCCGTTTACTTTCATTCCCGTTTACCTCCCTTTCCTTTTATCTGTCACCATTTTATCATCGACTTTTGTGACGGTTCTGCTTGCCACCTCATCGCTGTCGATATAGGTGTGTGTCTCGACATACACATTCTGCATGCGCTGTACCGCTTCCAGCTTCTTGTCGAGCATCTGATTCAATTTTGTATAGAACGGCGCAAGCGGCAAGATTGCCTCTCCTCCCGTCTCCGGTTCGCCCCCTGCGAGGAAATTGTTTCCATTCATTCCGAAAATCATCGGACTCATCATGATCGCGCCCGTCTTATACCAATCAATCCCAAAACTCGGTACAGACGGCGGGTTCAAACTGAAAGAACCGCTGATAGAGAAGTGTGGCAGTTTCAGTTTAGGCAATTCCCAAGAGAAATTGAACTTCTCTTTCATCCTGTCGATTGCATTCGATACGGCATCTTTCGCGTCATTAATCGGCTTCGTAATAGCCGACTTAATTCTGTTCCAAACGTCCTCCGCCGTGCTCCTGATTCCCTCGAAAACGCTGCTCACTGTGCTGCTGATCGCATCCACAGCCGTCCCTACAGCCGTTTTTGCTGTATTGATTGCATTTGTAATCGTGGTTTTGATTGCGTTCCATACGGTTGTGACTGTTGACTTAATCGCTGTCATGACCGTTGTGATTGTGGTCTTAATGTCAGTCCATACCGTCGTGATGACTGATTTGATTTCATTTACAACTGTAGTTACTACCGTCTTAACCGCATTCCAAACAGTTGTTACAACAGCTTTAATCGCATCCAGAACCGTTGTGATTGTGGTTTTAATGGCAGTCCATACCGTCGTGATGACTGCGCTGATTGCCGTCATCACCGACTCCACAACCGAACGTACTGCCTCGATTGCTGTTTGAACCTGTTCCTTGATGGCGTTCCATACTTCGATAACGACATCTTTGCAGTTCTCCCAGATAAACCGAAATGGCAGTGTGATGATTGATACAGCTGCGCTAATAATTCCCCGAATCACCAAGAATGCCACCGTGATGACATTCTTGATTGTTTCGAACACACTCGAAACGACTTCCTTGCACTTCTCGAATGCATTAGAAAATGAGGTTCGCACCGCTTCTAGTTTCTCGGAAACTGTTTGTTTTACCTCGTTCAACTTTTCCGAGAATTTGTTCTTTATTTCTGTGAGTTTTCCTCCGGTCAGGTTATCCACGAAAGAGATTCCTGCGGTGTAGTACCCCTTGATTCCCTCCCATGCTCCGGCAACTACTCCTTTGATGCCTCCGCCGTTATCCTCATAGGCTTTTTTGATGTTATTCAGCTTTTCGGATGTTGTTTTCTTTGCAGCATCTAGGACTGTCCCCATCGTCTCTTTGACCTTATTCATGCCAGCCGAGACCGCATCCTTAATCTTTCCGAACGTATCTGATACTACTTTTCCAATTTTCCCGAATGCATCCTTGATTGTCGTCCATAGCTTATTGACGACATTTCTAAATCCCTCACAGTTTTTGTAAAGCGCAACAAACCCTGCAACCAGTGTTGCTATGACAGCCACGATCCACGTTATCGGATTCGCGAGCAGTGCCGCAGCAAACCCCTTTGCTGCCGTTGTCGCTGCCGTTGTTGCCGTCGTTGCCGCTATCTGTGCTGCCGCGTGCGCGGTTGTTGCTGCTGCGCTTGCTGTCGATGCTGCCGTTTCTGCCGTATCTGCTGCCGTTTTTGCAACTATCTTTGCAATCACCTTTGGAATCGCATCACGTATTAACTTGTATCCGTCAACCGCCTTTTTAACGCCGGACGACAATTTTCCGACTACCACTGCGGCGGGTCCGACTGCTGCCACAAACGCTCCCACTTTGATGGTTGTCTGTTTCTGTCCCTCGTCCAGTTGACCGAACCAGTCACACAATGCTCCGACCTTATCCGAAAACTCGTCAATCATCGGCGCAGCCGCTGTCAAAATCGACTCGCCGAACTGCATCATCGTGTTTTTCAACTCATTGAGTGACACTTTGATGTCGTACTGCTGCGTTTTCATCTTCTCGAAAGCTGAATCCGTCGCTCCGGTAGATTCGCGCATCTGCCCCAATGTATCGTTGAACTTGCTCGCGCTGTCTTCCAGCAGAATCATGCCTGCTTTCGCAGCCTCTGACGATGAGAACATATCCGCCATTGACAGATTCTGTTCTTTCGCTGCTGCGTCGATAATCGCCAGAACATCCGCAAGGCTCGCTCCGTCAGCCATCAAGTCTTTGAACGACTTTCCGGTTTTCTCTCGCAGGATGGTGTCTGTATCGCTGCCCGTTTTCGACAACTCATTGAGCATCGAATTCATGTACGTCGTGGATTCTGCTGTCGCAACGCCATTCGCCGTCATGATTGCGTAGCCTGCGCACAACTGATCGAGTGCTACATTGTTCGCATTCGCTGTCGGGATAACCTTACCCATTGCAGAGGACAAATCTGCAACCGTCGTTTTACCGAGATTCTGTGTCTGGATAAGCATGTCCGAAACATTGTTGACCTGCTCTGCTTCCAGCCCGTAAGCGTTCAGAATCGTAGTGAGCAGGTCGAGCGTGTCTCCTGACTCCGCAAAACCGGCAGTCGCCAGTTTTGTGGACTGCCGGACGAAATTCACGGCGTCTCCGGTTTTCTGCCCCGCACTGATCGCATTGTACACATCGGAGGCGACATTCCCTGCAGCGATGCCCGTTTCATTCGACAGATCGACAATGGCATCTTTCATGTCGCCTACAGACATCTCGCCCGTGTCCATGATTGTGGACACCTGTGCGATGGAGTCCTCGAAGTCCAGAGCCATTTTCGCCGCTCCGGTCGCAAATCCGGCGATACCCGTCGAGACAATCGTCATCTTTTTGCCGAATGCCTCAATCTTCTCCCCAGCCTTATCACATGCATCTGCAAATACATCCAGCTTGTGATCTTTTAACTGCTTGTTGACATCTTCGAGTTCTGCCTCCATGCCGACAAGCTTCGTCTCTGCATTGTTGGCTGCGGTCGCCTGCTTATTGAGGGATGTTTCTGTCCGGTCGATTGCGTCCTTATTCTCGTCGAACTCTTTTTTCAGTTTTTCGAGTTCTTCTTTCAGTTTTTTCGACGCTTCCGAATTTTCTCCGGTCGCATCCGCAGAATCTTTATAGGTTTTTTTCGCCTCTTCGACCTTTGCTCTTAACTCCTCTTGCTTGCTCTTCTGGGTGGCAAGCTGGTCGGTCAGTTTCTTGTACTGGTCGCCCACCAGCTTCACGGTTTCTTTCTGTAGCTTAATCTTTTCAGATAATGCCTCAGATTTACTCTTTAATACATCGGTCTGAGAACCGAATGCTTTTGCTTTCGCCTGCGTCACTGTCCACTCGCTCGCGAGTGCGCGCGCCTCCTGTGCCATCTGCTTCATCGCTTTTTGGTACGAGTTCGCATCCGCAGACGCTTTTACGCTTACATAAGCCATTCAGTTCCCTCCTCTCTTACTGATTCTCGTTTATTGCTCTGATCACAAACTTCATGTAATCTAGCAATGCCACGATGTCAGTCTCAAGGCATTGGCTGTATGAATTGTTTAATAATTTGATAGCCATCTGAATCACCCGATCGACATTGTCTGCGCAAATTTCCCAGACATTTCTCTCCGGTTCTAATTCCTCATAGCCGTTTTCTTTGTCGTAATCATCGAATGCCGATTTCTCCTGCTCCACAGGCTCGTCATCCATCAATTCCAGAAACTTCGGTGTGATGACATCCTGCATCACAAAATGAATCGTTTTTGCAGCCGCCAGCACCTCAGTGACATCTGTTTTTCCCAGTTCTTCAAGTGACATCCTGCATCCGAAAATTTCCTGCGCAATTTTCTGATTAAAGAACATTGCATCGGATTTCCGCTTGCCATCGTTTTTCTTCATCAATTCCGCATATTGCCGATATTGACCGACTGTGATGTGGCTCACAAAAAAACGCTGGTCTCCGCATGCTATGTATATTTCCGGTGTCACTTGACGACGGTAAAATTTTCCTGAATCTTCTCCATTTTTTTCTGAATCTTTTCCGCGATGTCCACGTCCACCATCATGAACTCTGCGATGATTTCATCCGCAGAAAGTCCGATTTCCACATCTTTCAATTCTTCAATCGTGAACTGATCGTTGTAAAGCTTCACAATCCATTCGCACATTAACTGAATGTGTTCTCTTTTGTATCCGGCATTTGTCGTGCCGTTGATTACTTCTGACGCTTCCAGATAGTCCATGTATTTATCTGCGCCAATTCTGGGCATTGTGTACTCTCTGTGATTGATTGTGATTTTATGCTGTGCCATTTTTTGTCCTCCTGTTATCCCGTGTCGATTAACCTGCTGCCGCTGCTTCCTTTTCCTGCACCTTTTCGAACCAGCTTGCAATCGCAGCAGCCGCGTCCACGTCCTCTGCAACCAGATTGCTCTCATCTACAGAAATATGGTATCTGCCATCCTTCTGGCGGTCGTAGAAACCTCCCTTGATTGTGTTACTCTTGCCCGTCGCTTTTTCGCCGATGGTATCGTGCTCATCATCCACGCCCTCTCCGAATTTTCCAGCATAGAACCACACAAATTCATACTTGCCGTTTCTGCGCCTTGTCCGGTAGCCGAGCGCAACCTCGTTCGCGATGTCATCTCTGTTTTTAACAAGGAATCCGTTCTCGTACAAATGCCCCATCAGTAACGATCTATCCTGCGGCACAAGTGTCGCGATTTCCAGTTCCACCTCTGTTCCCTCATAGGAGCTTACTACCTCCTCCGTTCCGTCGTCGGAATACACCTTTTCGCTTGAATACTTATCGGAAATTTTCGCCTTGATTGCCCGTGCCAGTTTAATCGGTTCTTCTGTCGCGTATGCTGTCGGTGTGTTCTGTGTGATTTTCGCTACATAGATATCTCTCAAACCACAATATCTACTGCGAACGATTGTTTTTGCTGCTTCTGGCATTTTTATTTCTCCTCGCTTTCTTCATAAAACTTGCTGAACCTCTGTGCTTTCATGTAGATTCCGTTTTGCGGCTGCGCGTCGTCCGCGTTCCTGCCCTCGAAATCAAAACCATGATGTTTCATTAACTTCTTTATTTGCGCTGCGAGTGCAACCTCGTCCGCTTTTGAAAAGATTGTCACCTGCAACGCCTGTCGGACGCCCTCTGCATTGTCGTCTGAATGCCCGTCGTCCGTTTCCCCCAAGTCCCACAATGTTACATGGGTTTCCTTGATGTCTTTTCTATACCACCCCTGCAAGACCGCAATTCCAGAGGCTGACACCTCGCTCAATGCGTCCGCTGCGTCTTTGATGATGTCTGCCACCCTATCACCTCACCGTCTTGTCTAAAAATTCTTGATATTCCTGCTCTGCGATGTTCTGAATCTGCTCGTCAACGGCTCGCCCCGATGCATAAATAAACTCTTTCGGCGGTCTGTACACCGTCCCCCAGTTGATGAATTTCACATAGAAATGCTCGCTGTTGTCCGTTTTCGTCCATCCGACATCTGCCTCTGCTCGTGTTCCGCTCGCTTTCACTTTTCCAAGCGGAACAGCGTCCCCCGCGTGACCGGATGGATGTGATTTCGTTCCGAAACCTCTGCCCGAAAACTCCTGCTTTTCGGAACGCGGCACTCTCTTTTTCATTTCCTCTTGAATGAGCGGCTGCGCCTTTGTGACGATGTTCCGATTCAGCCCTTGAATCTGCTTTTCTGTCGCGCATTCCTCCAACGCTTTGACGAGTTCATCCAGCCCTTGAAATTCCAGTTCAATCCGCATTTTCACCGCCTTGTGTCATATTCTGACACCTTATTCCGCCCTGCTGCACTTGAGCAGATAGCGCGCGCCTTTTTCCACCGGAACGATGGAGAAAATATCGAATGTTTCCCCCTTGTAGATGACTGAAAACTCTTTCTGATGCATCCACATCTCATCCGTTTTCTTACATCTTCTGACCTTGAAAACTGCTGTCTGCTCAAGTGACTGCTGCAACGCTTCGTATTTTTCCGAAGAGAGAAGATCAGACACCTCGCACCAGCATTTATAATGCTCTGCCGTTGTCTCCCGATCTCTGCCCTCCACCACTTTTGTGGTGGTTCTCATGATTGCGATTCTCCCCGTCATGTCCCGCCTCCGTACATTTCTTTCAACAGTAGTGAGGACACTGCCCTGTGCAGCAGCATCGGGTCTTTCCCGTGCTTTTCACGGTTGTCGTACAAATCTTTCACAGATACGAGAATCAGCAGCTTTTGACGGTGGGAGAGCGTCTCCATGCTGAAATTCGGAATCAGCTTCGTCATCTCTTCGAGCGTCACATCGAGCATTAACTCAACGATGTCATCGTCGTCCTCATAGTCGATGCGGGCATACTTTTTACTTTTTTCGAACAGGTCTGCCCGCTGCATCTTCTTTTCTTCCTCTGTCATTCCCTGCACCTGCTTTCATGGGGCGACTATAGGAAAGCCGCCCCCGTTTGCGCTTATCCCTGCACCACTTCTGTGATTTCGCCTTTTACCACTGCATCCTCGTCGATTGCCTGCACATCGAAGCGATCTCGTACTTTGATACCAGTCATATCTTTCTCCCACAGACCTGCACCTTTATCATTCAGGTCAATCGTGAGGACATTTCTGTCAAACAGGGTGATTGCTTCTTTCAAATCGCCGCAGTACACCGGATGCTTGTATCCAGTCACTGTCTGTCCATCTTCTGCGAGAATGCTTGTGGATTTCAGCGTTTTCTTTGATAATCTGATGACCGGGTATTCACCGAACAGCAGCTTGCCTTTTGTTTTCTGTGTCGGGTCAGGCTGCAAAATATAGTTACCATCTGTGTCTTTCAGCTTGTCGAGGTAGTTGAAACCATTCTGGTTTGTAATCACGACGGAGGCTGCTGCGATTGCAGGGTCTAACTGCACATTAAAAATGTCCTTTAAGCTGTCCAGATTGGAAACTACAACCTCATTTCCTGCTGTGATTGTATCCAGTACCTTGAGAATCATGGCATTTCTGGTCGCTTTTGTCTTTTTCGCAATCCACTTGTTGATGTACGCCATGATGTTATAGGCGGTATCCTCAAAGAGTTCTTTTGTGACCTTTAAAATGCCGCCTTTTTTCTTTACAGTGTACTTTACCTTTCTGAAAGTAGGCTCATCCATATCAGGGAAGTCTGCCTCTTCATCTACGTTATCGAACGGCGTGGAATCCGCATCGACTTCGATATTTCTAGTGCCGCTGGCAGTTGCTACGCCCTCGACGTTGACATACTGTTCCAGATTATCCTCTGAGCGTCTCAGTTCGACGATGTCTGTTCTGATATCCTCCGGAATTGTCACACCGATTCCCATTTCGCCCTCATCGTCCGGTGTAATGTCGGAAGAAAGCGCATCTTTATACACCTGCACATCTTTCTCGTCCGGTTCTCTCTTCAAGAAACCGCACTTTACGACATTGACGAACGCTTTCACCAGATTCATTTTGTTAGCTTTCTTGTTCGCTGCGCCTGTGAGGTCTTTTGCTCTTCCGGAATCCAGATCGTCCTCAATGCCACTCTTGTCATCGTCGTCCAAATCCGCCAGCAGATTGAATTTATCCTGCAACTCGATCAGTTCCTTTTTTGCTTTTTTTGCCTCTTCCAGCTTTCCCTCGTTCGCCAGAGAGCGCACTGCATTCTTTTTGTCATTGATTTCTTTCAATAACTTCTGCATTTCTTTGTTCATCTTTTTGATTCTCCTCTCGTCCTTAAATCCCGTACTCGTCCAAATCGACGAGCAGGTCTTTGATTTCCTGTTCTCTCGCTCTGTCTGCCTCCGCTTTGCATCTGGCATCCAGCGCGGCAATGACCTCCGATACAATGTCCTGTTCTTCGGTCTTTTTCAATCCCTCCGGCGCGTGTGCGTACTTTTCAAAGAAATCCGACGCGCAGGCTGCGACTGCCTGCTGCTCGTCGATTGCTACATCGAAATACTTTGCGACTTCGCTGCCGTTCATCCATGTTTCCGCATCTACCATGCTCTTGATCGTGTCGCGGGTGACGCCGTCCAGTGTGTGCTCCATGTAAATATCAAGGATGGAATCCTCACACTTGTTTAACTGTGCGATGACTTTTTCGAACTTATCTGCATTTCCCCAGGCAATGCACAGAGGCTTGTGTACCATGCACTGCGCGCCTGATGCAAAATGCAGTTCATCACAAGCGAACATGATGACGGATGCGATGCTCGCAGCCATTCCGTCCACATATCCGACCTTATGACCGCTGTGTCGTCTTAACTGGTTGTAGATTGCCAGCCCAGCGAATACGTCACCGCCGCCGGAATTGAAATAGATGTCGATGTCCTCATAGTTGTCGATTTCATGCAGGAAATCGGCAATGTCCTGCGGGCACTTGTCCTCCTCGTACCACTGCGACTGCCATGTCGCCGATACGATGTCGCCGTAGAAATAGAGAGAGCATCTCTGTTTCTCCTCATCCTCTTTCAAATCCAGATAGCCGACCTTGTTGATCTGTCCGGTTTTCATGTCTTTTTTTGTAAAATCAAACCGTTTCGGCATTTTCTTCACCTCCCTCCGGTGTATTCTCTTCGGACACCTACTGCCCTTTGGCATATTGCATGCCAGCCTGTTCAATCGGAATGATGTTCCCGTTTGCATAGAGCCTATCGCCGCCCTCTACATTCGGATAGTCGAGTTTTCTTCTTGCCTCGTCCGGCTTCAAGATTGTGTTCTTCACGCCCTCCGCAAGATAACTCATCTGCGTTTTGGAATCCGTCCGGAATAACACCTTTTCATTGAATTTGTAATACTTCTTTTCTTCCTGCTCGATTAGCGTGAGCAGTTTAAAGTTGATTTCTTCCTCGTACTGCTTGATGACAAAAAGTGTCGTGTCAACATAGAACGATAACTGCTGCATTTCTGAGTTTGAGTACGAGGACTTCTCGTAATCATTGATCTGATTCGGCTTGACACCAAATGCCGCCGCAATCTGCAAGGATGAGTATTTCTTTAACTCGAAGAACTGGGAGTCTGTCAGTTTGATGTCAAGCGGCGTCAACTTCATACCTAACGGCACAGGCAGGATTCGTCCCGTATTCCTCGACCCACTGCCAAACTCTTCGAATGCTTCCCTCAGTTTTTCTTTTGTTCCCTTGTCGAGGTCGCCCGAATATTCAAGCACCGCCTTTGCCGTCAGTCCCGATTCATACATTTTGTTCATGAAATCTTGCGATGCAGACGCGCCGTTCACGGTGTCCCGCAAGATTTTCTGCACGGGCATTCCCGTGATGCCGTCCAGACTGTGTGAGGTCTTAAAGTGCATCACCTCGTCCGTACTGAATATGTAACGTTTTCCAGATGTCGGGTCTGTGTAGACGTACCACAACCGTCCAACACCCGCAAAGATGCCTGCGTCATCGACAATGATCTGCACACAACTCGACTGCATCACCCACAAATCCAGAACCCGAATCTCGCCGCCATACTTTTTCCGGACAAACTTTCTCCGGATGTACACATATGCGTTTCCATAATGGTTTCGATTCATCTCGACCGTATTCCAAAATACTGTCGGCGTCATGAACGGATTCGGTCTGATCTTCAAAAGGCGAGAGACATCGGTTTCCTCCGGTTCTATGATGCCCTCCTCCGTCGATTGGTAGAATTTAATCGGCATCTTTGCCAGCGTTTCCGACAGCATCTTGAGACATGTGAAATACGTCACCTCTGCCATCGGGTTTCGGTTCTTATTTCTCAGGAATCCGAAGAAATCCAGCGAACTGATTCCGAAAGTTTTATACGCTTCCGGCTCTGCTGCATTCACCATCACATTTCTGCATTTCCATTTCTGCATTAAGTTGCTGTATGCTGTTTTGAATGGATTCATCGGCTCTCACCTCCTTTTTGCTTATACTTTTCATTCATTGCAAGCCAGTCATTCACGAGTTCATTCGCATCTGGCTTGTATTCATCTTTCATCGCAGGAATCCATGCGTCTATGATTGCGTCAATCGGGTCGATTCTCTCCTCGCTGATATCCTTGTCGATTTTGATTTCGCCATAATTGTTTGATATGGTCTTTGCATTCGCAATCGACCATGTAAGGAGTTCGTCGCGTGGTACGACTTTCTTTCCTTTTCCAACCTCTACTCCCTCGATTTCCACGTTTCCGACAAGGATTTCCAGCCGGAAATCTACGGTCGCATCGTTCAGCACTTTCGCTGTCTGTGTGATTGCGACAGCGTCCCATCCCAGCTCCTCAAGGTCTGACAGGAACGCCGATGCGTTGTGTGGGTCGTAGCAGATCATCTGCGGCTTGAGGTCGTACTCCGCAATTAAGTCGCTCAAATATGACAAGATGTATTTGTAGTCTGTTTTGATGCCTCCAAGCGTATAGGTAGGCGTCACAAGACCCTTTTCCACCCACACATCATAAGGGACTTTATCCGTTTTGATATGCTCGTCCACCCTGCCCGACGGGATGAATGAGTGCGTCTTGACAAAATACTTTTTGTTTCCCTCATCATCCACGAACGGAATAACAATCGCGATTGATGTTAGGTCGCCACCGGACGACAAATCTACGCCGATATAACATTTTGCGCCTCTGAAATCCGCCAGTGTCTTGAGAACTGCCAGCCGCTTCCACTTCTTGATATCTTTGATATACTGATGATTCGACCACTGAATCCACTGATTCAACTGTTTGACAAGGAAATCTCTCAAATCCTCGCCGCCCATATCTTTCGCGGTTGCTGCCACCGGAATCAAGTTTTCAAGTGCATCTCTATCGAATGCAAGAATTGGATTCGCTTTTATCCAGTTCTCCGGCTTCCACAGGTCGTCTCCCTCGTCCATCTGGGCGATGTATGCGAACTGTGCATCGTTCTCAAAAATCCCCTTGAGCAGGTTGCAGCAATATTCGTACAGCTTGTAGCACGGCGATTTCAGGTCGAACCCCGCCGTCGTGATAACCGAAATCAATGCTGATTTCAGTTTCTTGATGCCGCCCTCAAGCAGCTTGTACATCTGATTGGTCTTGTGTGCGTGATATTCGTCTACGATGCCAAGGTACGGTCTGAAACCGTCCATCGACTTTGTATCACCTGATACAGCTTTGATGACCGAATGAGTCAGCAAACAGTCAATCGTGTTGTTGTGCTCATGGACTTTGAACCACTCCTGCAATTCCTCATCGCTGTTTATGAATTTGATTACTTCCTGCAATACGATATTTGCCTGATCTTGCTTTGTCGCAGTACAGAACACTTTCCCGTATTTATAGCCATCAAAATTCCCGTAAAACGCGGCGAGAATACCATTCAGAAATGATTTGCCGTTCTGTCGCCCTAACTGCACATAAGAGGTTCGAAACCTCCGGTGATGCACCCCGCTTTTCGGGTCTGCAACTTTCTTTCTCCACCCGTTCAGTGAACCTAAAATGAAGCACTGAAACGGGAAGCATGTGACCTGCTCCTCCTCGTCTCCCTCTGCGATGACGAGTTCCTCTGCGAAATTGATGATTCTCTCCGACTGCTCCACGTCAAAATAGTAGATGTATGGTGCAGCCTTTGATTTTTCGATGTCGTCAAGGTGCCTCTTGCACGCCAGCCGCACAAGTTCTCCGGCTGTTTCGCGCCCCTCGATGACATCCACTGCGTACTGTGTGCAGCGGTCTATGATTTCAACCTGTTTCGCCATAGGTTAGTTTGCATATTTCGCAAACTTATTCTCCGGCGGTGCTTTCTGCGCTTTCGGTACTACCAGACGGCATCTGCTGGATACCGTCAGCCCGAAATCGCTTGCCCCTTGCCTGCACTGCTTGAAACATCTGTCTTGAATGATTAAAAGCCGTTCCTGTTCGCCATTTACGACCTCCCTCTCCCCGATCTGCTGATGTTCCATTTCTCCGGTTTCCTCATTCATCACTTTTCCAAAAACCGGAACCATGACCGTGAGCTGTGTCTCGCTCAGTTTCTTCGTCACTTCAAGGTACTTCTCCTGTGCGATCAGTAGCCTCGCTAATGCGTCACAGTCCACATTCGCGATCAGTTTTATTTCAAGCAACTCTTTTGCCAGTTTCCGGAATTTCTTTTTCAATTCCGGCGAGAGATATGTCGGCGGTCTGACCTTATCGCATGGTGCTGTGACCTCTGCGTTTTTCCGCGCCTCAATCTCTGCTTTTGTGAGGTGTTTTTTTCCTTTCATAACCACCAGATCGGTCGGTTGTCGTGTTCCTGCCATGAGCAGCAAACCTCCTTTCCGCCTGATGTTGCGGTGATGTCGTGTCACATTCTGACACCCATTCGCCTACCCCTTATATCTGGGATTCCCGTGGGGAGTTTTCTCCAAGGCGAGGGATGGGTGCGACTTTGGAGAATCGGTTCAAAACTTTTTCGATACCCCCTGCCTCTTCAAAATGCCTCGAAATCACCTGTCTGATCTTCGTTTGCATTGCTCTCATTGTTGCCTTATCCTGTTTGTATAGTGCTGTGATGGCGTTGTGTGTGGCTTGACTAACAGGCAGCAGGTTCAGAGGATTGAGACGCTGATTCCAGTCATCCTCCAACTCAACTATGTGATGGATTGGGTCGGAATCTTTCAGCGTTATCAACTCACCCAGTTCGTACAGCGCATATATGTCGATGTAGTCATACACTGCCATCATCACAGGGCGAATAGCCCGCCATTCCTTTGAAAGATAGAACTCCGCCGCTCTCTTGTCGCGCCTTGTGTTGTTATACACCACATGCCTCGACTGCTGCCGCCGTTCGCATCTCTCGCACATCTTCATCGTCTGCGGTATCATCACGCCGCATCTGCACACCTTGTACAGCATCATTCCTGCCTCTCTTTGCTCTCCTGCTGCCATGTTCCCTCGTTCGGGTGTTAGGCGGTGGTTACGCATCCGCGTCCTGCCGCCTAAGATAACAGGAGGGTGAACAAGGCAAGAAAAAAGCGACTGCACTTTTGCAATCGCTCTCTACAACTGTTCACGCTATCATATTAACACCTTTAAAACGCCTTGTGTTCACCATCTTTTCACGGCATTTTCACGGGCTTTTCACGGCATTTTCACAGGAATCTTGCAATTTTCTATTGCTTTTGCTCCGAATAACTTAATCGCCAACCGTTCCGCCATTGTCTTGCACCATGTTTTCGGTGCATTCTTCCCGCAGCTATGACGCTTTCTGATATCCTCGTATGACATCCCCTCTATGTAGTGCATCCAAAGCGCATCGAACTTGTATCCCTCACCTGCTGCCTCTGCCTCTTTCCGCAATGCATCCAATGATTTGTTGATGTGCTCAAACAGAATGATCGTTTCTGTCCTGCATTCCCTGATAGATTTGAGGAATGCTCTTTCAGCAGAAATATTATATACATCCGTCTCCTCAACCTGTGTCGCTTCACTCACTGCCTCTTTGATATATCTCTGCATTTCATTGTAGTTATCGAGGTACAGATACGTTCTTTCGATGGCTGTTGCTTCTGTCTGCTCCATAATCTCCGCCCCTCCTTGCGGCGGCATGCCCCGCCGCTGGCACTTCATGGTTTTTCCGTGATATATATTCCCATGACAAATACGATTGTTTCTTTCGGCTTCGCCGGGTGTTTCAACCCTTTTTATCTTTCTTGTCCTTTTCGAACCAGAACGCTTTGACAAGTTCTGCCAAAAACGCAATCAGCACCACCAGAACAATCAGCCCTACTACTGTCCCGATTCCGACTCCGATCATTTCCAACATCCTCATTTTCCACACCTCCTCATGCGTGATTATTCAGTTCTTTCGACAGATGGAGGAATTTCTTTTTAAACTCCTCATTGCTGCCATTCATGCAGGTCTCGAACATGTCCTCATATAATGCGCCGTTTTCTGTGATGAATCTCTGCTGGCTGATGCTGTATCTTCTCGAAAAGAACTGCTCCTTATAGCCCTCGAGCACAACCTCCCATACTTCCCGCTCCTCCTGTGATATTTCCGGACTCTCGTCGAACATCCGGCGCACCACTCTGTCAACCGCATCCGAAATGGTCTTTTTCCAATCTGGACGGTCAACCTGCATCTGAAATTCAATGTCTGCGAACGAATCGCCCCAGCACACAGAGACGATGCGAATATCTTTCTTTCCCTTTGCCGATACGAGAGCCATATCCTCGTCATATGCAGCGCGATAGTATTCCAGCTTTTCCTTGAAATTCTCATTCGGATTGATAATGATTTCCGGACGCCTGCTGCCCTCTGTCTGAACGCCGACACCGATATACGCCGCGTGCTGGCTGATTGCCTGTTTGAAAACCTCTGTGAATTGCTTTTTTCTCATCGTCCTCCTCCGTTCACTTCATCGACGTTTATAAATACAACCACCTGTTTCATTGTGTCTCTTTCTCCTATACTTCACCAAATTCATGAGGAATCCCGTTTCTGATGGTCTCCTCATCCTCCGCGTTCCATTCTCTCAACTGCATTCCGTCCATCAGATCGCCAAAAGCGGATTTCCCACCCGCTTCCGTATCTTCTTCTACTGCCGTGTTTATCAAATTCTTTGTAACGATTTGCAGATAGATCAGGCGTTCTGCCCTCGATAGTTTTCCATTGAACTTGATTACAAGTTCCTTTTTGTCATCGTCAGTAATCAACCACAGTCCCTCGACAATATCTCCTGTGAGCATCCGCTCTGTGAACCACTCCCGCAGGTCTGTCACATGTTTCTGTTCTTGTTTCATTCTCCTGCTGCCTCCTCTTCACTGCATTGAACGTGCGCAAGACCTACGATGCAATACCCCCAGTCAATCGCAGTCGATGAGTTTTCATCGTCCATGCAGGTGATTCTCATGTCAGCCGCTTCTCCGGTCGCTCTTGCGTCCTTAAATTCCAACAATTTCAGAACATCGCCGACCTTATATCCCGCATTCTTCAAAATCATGTACGGTCGAGTGTGATCGACAACAATCTCCCTCATCATGTCCGGAGAAACTCTGATGATCTTGCTGTCCGAATTTTCTTGAGTCTGGTTTCCCGCCTCTTCCCGCTCTTTCTGCTCGCGCAGCCTCTTTTGTGTCTCCCTGTCGATTGCGTCCTGCTCTTCCGAATAACGCTGCTCCTCGGTTTTGTACGCCTCCGCTCTGTTTTTGTACTGATCGCATGAGGTACATGTTCCGGTCTTAACATTGCAGGTCTCGTAATTCACGCACGAGTAGCAGAGAGATGTAATTCCGTCCGGATGCGGAGCCTGATATTCCTCGCCTGCTGCCGCATTTCTGTTCTTGTGATATGCAAAATACGTTCCGCAGCTTTCAGATGTCCCCTTGTCTGCTCTCGTACATTTCTCGTACTGGCTGCACGTATGGCACAAAATCCGCTCCTCCGCCTGTCTCAACTCTTCCAGTAAAGAAACCGCCTTTTTCCATGTGATTTCGTCGCTTTTATTGATTGCGATTCCTCGCGGCGTGCACTGTATTTCTAATTCTGTTGAGCCTCGATAACTATATCTTTTCCCATACTCATTCCGGAGTTCTTCCGCGCTCTGCCTGTCCACGCCATAATTCAGATAATCGTACAGCATCCGGATTTCTTCTTTGCTCGGCTCTATGCGCTCCGGCTGCTCCGTTTCTTCTTTCTGCTCCGGCTGCGTTCCGTCAATGCTCATCTGTCCCTCAATCTGTGCGCCTGCTGCCTCTTTTGCCCTTTTCTCTTTCATCTCCTTTATGGTCTGATATGTAAGTTCTCCGGTGTCGATAAACACGCCCAGGGCTTCTCTCTGTTCGTCCTTTGACATCCCACTCAACTCATATGCAGCGGAGAATGTGAGACGCTTCTGGTTTAATTCCTCCATAAACTCCGGAATCAGATTGTTACTCACCGCCTCGATCTGGGCGACCTTTGTCTTTGAGACATTGAGCATGTCGGCGATTATGTCACGCAGACGACCGGATTGCAGGTTATAGCCCTTTAATTCCACTCCATTCGCTTTCATGTCCTCAAGCGTCTCTTTGAGTTCCTGCTCCTCCCGTATCGTCGTCTCGATGCTCTTGCTGCGCTGGCTGTTTGCGATGATGAGAGCGACCTTTTCCTCCTGAGTTGAACTCGGTGCGATAATATTGCATGTAGCGAACTCGAACTCTTTATAGCCGCGCTCGACGAGCAGATTCAAACCTCGCCATCTCCTCTCGCCGGAGATCAGCTTGTATTCGCCCACGCCCTCAATCGGCTCATATTTCACCACGAGATTTTCCAGCAGCCCCAGCGCAAGGATTTCCCCCGCTTTCTGCTCGATGTCCTCCTGCGGATAGAAATTGCTTTCATTCGCATAAATCTTGAAAATAGACAGGTCTTTCGTTCGAAACTTTCCTTTCGGGCTGGTATCCTCGACTCCTGCCTTTGTGTTTTTATTCAGTGCGTCCATAACGCTGAATCCCGTTGCCATCGTTCTCCTCCTATCGTCTAAAAACCCTGTTGCTTATTCTCTCCTCTTCCATGTTCCAATCGAAATCTCTTCGCCGCAGACATCGCAGGAAATTTCTGTGTATCCATATTTTTTAATTCCCATCTCGCCCCTCCATCTCTTTCACGAGTTCGTGAACCACATTCCGGTAGTCCTGCGATGCAATGCTCTTCGGTGAGAACTTCGGGAGTGGCTGCATCGCGATCGCCGCTTTTTCCACAATGACCGACCGCCTCACCGGAGTGATGAATGTGTCAAAATCTGACTCATCTTTCAGCCATTCCTCGAAATTCATCGAGGTTTTGTTTTTCTGCCGCATCGTCAGAATGACCTTAATCCTCAGAGCCGGATTCATCTGCCGGAGATCGTCAATCTGTTCCGCCAGATTATTCAACGCCCGCACTTCGAAGCCGCCGACCTTGACCGGAACGATGACGACCTCTGCTGCCATGAGAATGTTAATGACAACCATGTCGAACAATCTGCCGCAGTCGCAAATGCAATAATCATATGCATTCGCCACCTCTTCCAGCGCATTCCGCAGCCGGAGAATCTGATTGTCCTCCGTTCTCATGAGAATATTCATGTCCGTTTTCATGAGATAGCCATTTGCCGGAATAATGTCGATGTGCGGATACGGCGTCGTCTTGATGAGATCGCTGGTTCTGAATCTTCCACCGACACGCTCATGCTGCTCAAGCAACTCGCTCATGCCCGTCCCCTCTGGTTCGTAGCATCCGAACGTCTCCGATGTGTCCCCCTGCTGGTCTCCCTCAAGAATCAACACCCTCCGGTGCTGTTCCTCACCCAGAATGTAGGCGATGGAGTCCGACGTCGTTGTTTTCCCGATACCGCCTTTCGGCGACATTACTGCAATAATTTTCATAGTGTTTCCTCCTGTTGTCTGTCCCCTTTAGTTCCTCCGGTGCTGCTGTCCCCTATCGCATGTCCATGTCCGGCTCTCATTCATCTGTTTTCCCTCTCTGTAAACTGCCACGCCGATCACGATGCCTGCCGCCACTGCGACGATTGCTGCTGCCAATAAAACCGCGCTCATCCCCTCTTTGCCCTCCTTTCCGGATGTCCGAAGATTGACTCGTATTCTGAAACCACTCCTCTATCCGTGATAATCCGGTTTTTAAACCAGTAACTCTGATTCGTGTCTATGTACAAATCATAGAGCCTCCGACCTCTCTGCACTGTGCCGATGTATGTTGTCTGAAATCCTGCCGCTCCATGCTTTTCCCTGTTTTCATAGCTGTATGCATTTTTCATGCACTCCTCAAGCTGCTGCGCAGTGTACCCCATACATTCAGCCCCCTTTGACCTTGCCATCTTTTAAGATGCTGTTATTCGGAATACTCATGCTCTTCTCTGCGAGTTCGTCCTCTGCTCCATATGCGAAAACAGGCTGTAAATTCAAATACTCTTGAATCACCTCGATCGCCATGTCCGCAGAATAACATGTCGCCACGAAATGACCTGCCGCCGCCATATCTGCTAGGAACTCTTTCTGCGAATCCTGCTGACCGTTTTTGCCGTATTTCATCTCGATATACAGACCGCAGTATACGCCTTTCGGATATGGCAGGCACAAGTCACTCACCCCTGCCTTGACGCCCATCTGCTTGAATTTGACCGCCTCCATGCGATTCCTGCTGCCTCCATTCGGGCAATGATGCAGCCACTTCAATTCCGGATACCTCTGCCTGTTCCATTCCGCCCAGTTGATGACTGTGATCTGTTCTGTGTCCTCACTGCGCACCGCGTTTCTCAAATTCATTTTTCATCGCCCTCCTCAATCCGGATATAGCCCCGCAGGTAAATGTCCTTTTCCTCCCACTTTTTACGCCTTCTGGTAATTGTCACAGATGTGAATCCTGCAACCTCTCTCATCGCTTTCTGCCACTTCCGGAAGTTCTTCTCTCTTCTGACCGCCTGCAAGTACACTTTCACATAGCCCTTTGCGGATGCCGTGAACTGTGTCCTGTCGATGTGCAGCATCTCCTCAAATCCTGCTGCCTTAATTCGCTTCTCTGCGATTTTGAAATATTTCTCTTTGTTATTCGGCAGCGTAACATCGAGATTCTTTTCCCATTCACTCACTGCCCAGTACCTCCTCAATCTCTTTCATTCGCCGCATAATGGTCTCATTGTAGGAATAGACATAAATCTCTTTGCTCCACAGGTTGTCCCATGCTCCTTGAACGCCGTAATTATAGGCTGCAAGCGCGTCTTGAATGGTGTGATACCTGTTTATATGTTCTTTGATGATGTCCACTCCTACGCGGATATTCTGATATGGGTCGAGCAGATCATCCACGCCCAGGCGTTCCATTCTGTCCTCATTATTCCGCTCTGAAATCTGCATGTACCCGAACGATTCCCCATCGTCTCCGATGCTGCTGCTCTTATATCCGGATTCCTGTTCTATCATCGCCAGAATAAGCGCATAGCGCACCTTTTCCTCCCTGCAAAGCCGATAGATGTATCTCTGCACCTCTTCCGGCAATTCTCCGCCGCACTGTGCGTATTCTTCCGGAATCTCATAGAACGAGAACCCCTGCATCATCTTCTCCTCTTGCTTTTCCGCCTCGTTCTGCCATTCCTCAAACACTGCCCCGATGCCTGCTGCCTGCTTACTGCTACCGCTTACCGCTGCAACCACCTCTGTGATCTCCGAAGTTTCCCACGGTCTTTCCCAACTTTGCTCCATCTCCTTTTCCATCCTGTTGTCGATGATGATTCCTGCTATTGCCATTCCCAGAACCACGAGAAATGCTGCCATGTACGTCACTTTGTCTCTTTCGCTCATTTTTCTCTTTCCTCCTCATTCTTGCGCGGATGTAAAACATCCCATTGAAATCGTTGTAATATACTCCGGAATCCGTGAAATCATAGTCCGGATACCATTGTTCCGCCTGCTGCCGGATGTTCGCAGCATCTTTGACAAATCCATCCACGAACGTCCCGATCGGCTTATACCTGCCGCCTGCTGCCACTGTCGGCTTGCTGTGCACCTTGCGGACACGAAACTGCTTTAGGTTCTGCGAAGAGTTCCACCTCTTCTCCCCTTTCTTCCTGTTTTTCTCTTTGGTGATGTAGTGGCTCATTCCGGTCAATCCGTATTCATCTTTGTCCAGCCTGCGGGTTTCGTTCCTGCGCCCTTTCTTCCATGCAGCCTCTACCGTGTCCATGTCGAGCAGCCCATCCATCACGAGATGATGATGCCACCGGATGTCCGCATCCGGATTGTGCTCTGTGATGTATATGTACTTTGCAGGTGGCAATCCGCGCTTTTTACGCTGGTACGCAATCCGGCGGATGTAGTTCTGCATATTTTTTACCGCTTCATCCATGTCTTTCGGTTCTTCCCCATCGCTGTAGGTGAGCGTCACCCAGATATCTTCATTGCCAAAATTCTCATTCAGCAGCCGCTCCACATACTTCCGCGAATTTTTATCATTGAGGTTCTTCTGCGCCTTTGAATTGTCCCTCTTGACTCTTCCTGCCTCCGGCACTTCATCCATTGACTTAAACTCCGGATATACCTCAATCTCAAGCTGCTCCCCTGCTATTATCTCTTTTAAGGCATATACACATTTGTATCTATGTTTGAGCATCTGTTCCACAAAATACTCGTGGATATCCTCAATGCTCTTTGCGAATGCCGCCTCGTAGTCATAAGGGACGAATATCATCCCTCTCTTTTTCTTCATTCCCCCACTCACTGCCTCTTGCGTCCTTTCCCGCCTACTGCCTCTCTATAGGTTTTCGTCGATGTGTTACTATCTATTACAAGGACGGAAAACCTTGAGTTTATGCGGCTTTTCTGGCGTTTTTCCTTGACGCTCGTGCAGTGATTTGATAGAATGAATATAGGGTTTTTATCACTGACGAGAACGTCTCTGATGTTAGGACATTGGCTGCAACCAATGTCCTTTTTTATTTTCTGCCGTACTCTTCAAAGTCAGAGTCATCCTCCCTGCATCTGCCTTTTGTATGTATCAAGCAGTCCTCTATAAATGTAATAAGCGTGCCGCGTTTTTCCCTCTTTCTTAATCACATACCCGATCGGCAGCCTGTTGTTTCTCATGAGATAAGTCACAGCCTCAACATCCATGTTCAACTCTTTCGCCGCCTGCTTTGTCGTCACGCGCTCCATTGTGTTCTCTAATGTCTGCACATCATCACCTCCGCTTTGCCCCGCCATCTCCGGCGGGGCATCCCGTTTCCTGCTGCCGTCATGCCATTGCTGCGGCAAGTTCTTTTTGTTCCCACTTCTGGCGTTCCTCCTGCTTCCCTGCCATATATCCGGCAATATAACGCTTGTCGCCGTCATCCAGTCCGACAAACTTTTCTGCCATCTCTTCCAGCAGCTTTTTCCTTTCATCATTAGACATGGATATCCTCCTCTCCGTGACCTGTCATCATCAGCGCATGGCGGTCAACCCACGCGGACGGGCTGCAGCCCGTTTCGACTATGCTTCGAACTCATAGACGGTCTCTGTCCCTTCGAGCGCGATGCCTCCCTTATGTGCGTATGCTTTGCACTGGAAGAAATCCTCAGAGTGGTCGAACGACTCCTCGACATCCTTTTCATCAATGTTGAGTTCTATCGCGCACATGTCCCGAACTCCTCTCACCGCTACGAATTTGCATGCGTCTCCCGCATTTTTGCAAAGATAGACGCATCCGTCCCAAGACGCTTTGATTTCCCCATCTCTGGCAATCTTGCCGATATTGCTTTTCGGTGTAGCATGATAGAATTTCATCTTTCTCCTCCTGTTTGGTGGTTCTCTCGGTCTGTTCATGACCTCACCTCTGCTCCGGCGAATGTATACCGTACTGTGACTTTTCACATTAAAAAATCACTGAAAACTTGTTGACCGTCTATGCACTTTCTGGCAGGTGCAATCGCCTCCATATTTCTCACGGTATCCCGATGATGTCTTTCGGCTTGCCATCGTCAGAGTGTCGGTCGCCATCCGGACACTGACGGAGGTTGCTGCCTCCGTTTCGGCTTTTAATAGTCATCTTCTATCTGTTCATCGCTTTCGTCGTAGTATTCTCCGTCATATCCCTTTTCCATCAATTTTTCATAGCATGAACAACAAACTAATCTGAATGTTATTCCCTGGCAGTCTCTCGTGAAATACATGTCAGCACGTTCAACCTCTTTTTCGCACACCGGACATTTTCTAATATCTTTCATTTTCCTGTCCTCCTGCCCTAACATCCAATAAACTCAAGTGATGAAAAGCACTCGTTTTTCTCTTTCATGTCATATGCTCTCCCCATTGCATACAGATGATTTTCTCTCTCGCTTTCAAAAAAACTGTTCCTCAATTTCAATCTTTCTCTTAATTTCCTCGTCCGTATCCATATTGATATAATGTGCTACAAATAAATACATCTCATTTCCTCCTGTTCTTCCTTGTCCTGCTGCATCTCCTGCCATATAATGAATGTGCGACCATTCTCAAATGACAGGAGGTGAAAAACATGGACAAATATCAAAAACTTGCGACCGAGACGAGCAGTGACCACGTTGATTATGTTGAGGCAAAACGAATCAAAGACGAACGTCATCAAAATCGTTTTAACTATTACAACGCAGCGATTGCAACGCTCGCTCTGATTCTTTCCATCATTTCCATACTGTTGCAAGTATGCTAATCATTGAAATAATAATCGCTGTTATTGATGTAATCGCAGGTAAAATGATATGCTCCCTTCTAGGTAGACAAGTGAAATAATAAAAACTTGTCACTTAGGA